GTAGAGGTTGTTTATGTAAAGATGAAACCTATTCAGTAAAGTGCTGTAAGGGTAATATAATAAATCAAGGAATCGGTAAAATATAAGTTATGAGTCAAAAATCAGTAAACAAGATGCTATTTAGCATTCAAGAAAAAGTTGAGTTAGCTTCTGCTAAAGACATACCAAAATATGAAACAAAATTAAAAGAAATACAAAAAGGAATTAGAGAATACGAAGAATTTAAAAACTCAACTAAACCTGAAATATTAAAGATTGTAAAATGGCTTAACGAATTAAAAGCAGGTGTTTTAAAATTAGGCATAAATTATAAAGATGTAAAAGGTTTAAATGAATTAAACGATCTCTATTGGAAAGTAAATGCAGAAGCAAAATCAAGTAAAATAATATAAGTTATGAGAAAAAAAGCAATGGCTAAAATAGTCGAGATTAATAAACAAGAACTATCTACAGAAAAAGTAGAATTAGGTTTGATTGATGATGCCTTGAAATTTGTTAAAGGTATAAGGCAGTTTGGAAAAAACATAGATATTGATGAAAAAGAATTTAACGAATTACAAAAAGCTATCAAAGGTGATATAAATTTTTTAGAAGAAGATATGGCTGAGGTAAAAGATGGTTTAAAAAAAGTAGAAGCAGCAGCAAAAGAATTAGGTGTCAGTCCTAACGACATACCAAAATACAAAGAAGCGTTAGATGCAGTAGCATACGGAGAGAAACAATTACAGAAAGGTAAACAACTCCTTAAATAATATAAAAATGCAAATATAAATTTTAACACGTTATAGTAATATGAAATCAACAGAAATCTTAAACAAAATCAAAACTTTCTTAGGAGAGGATAAAGTTGAGCAAGTTGAGGAAACTCAAGTAGAAGAAACTCAATTAGAAGAAACTCAAGAGAAAGTCGAGTTAGCACAAGCTAAACTTGAAAATGGTACAGTATTAGAAGCTGAGGCTTTTGAATCAGGAAACGAAATCTTTATTGTTACTGAAGATGAAAAAGTAGCAGTACCTGTAGGTGAGTATCAAATGGAAGATGGTCAAATCTTAGTAGTTAGCGAAGAAGGAATCATTGGAGATATTAAAGCTGCAGATGAGTCTGAAGAAGAAGCTCCTGCTGAAGAAGAAGAAGTAGTAGAAGCTCAATATGTATCAAAAGAGGAATTTGAATCAGCCGTTGAAGAAATCAAAGGTATGATCAATGAACTTAAGGAAGTAAAAGAAGAAATGGCTGAGGTAGAGGAGCAAGTTAAACAAGAACTTAGCGAAACTCCAGCAACTGAGCCAATTAATCACAATCCTGAAGTTCAAGAGAAATTTAAAGTAAAGTTCGGACAAAATAGAAAAGAAACTACTTTAGATAAGATAATGAAAAAATTAAGTAACAATTAAAATTAAATAAAATGCCAAATCCAACAATTACAGGAAGTAGTTATGCTGGTGAATTCGCAGGAAAATATTTAGCGGCTAGTTTATTCGCAGCTAAAACTCTTGATGAAGCTGCTGTAACTATTTTACCTAACATTAAGTACAAAGCTGCTATGAAAGTAGGAGCATTTTCAAACTTAGTAAGAAGTGCAGATTGTGATTTCGATTCAACGACATCAGGTCTTACTCTTACTGAAAAAGTATTAACTCCAACTGAATTGCAAGTTAACCTACAGATTTGTAAGAAAGAATTACATTCTGATTGGGAAGCTGCTCAAATGGGCTTTAGTGCTTTCGATAATTTACCTCCATTATTTTCTGACTTTGTTATCGCTAGAGTAGCAGCAGAGGTTGCACAAGCAACTGAAAACTCTATCTGGGGTGGTGCAGCAGCAGAAGGTAACTTTGATGGTTTTAAAACTATTATGCAAGCAGATGGAACTGTAGTAGATGTAACAGGACAATCTGTTACTGCTGCTAATGTTATTGCAGAGCTTACTAAAATTATAGATGCAATTCCAGCAGCTGTTTATGGAAGTGATGATTTAGTATTATATGTTTCAACAACATTTGCTAAGTGTTATATTCAAGCACAAGCTACTTTAGGTTATGCTAATTTATATAATGCAGGAACAACAGAAATGAACTTTCAAGGTATTCCAATGTTTGTAACACCAGGTCTACAGACTAACAATGCAGTTGCAGCTAGAAAATCTAACTTATATTTCGGAACAGGTCTATTAAATGACAGAAACGAAGTTAAAGTTATTGATATGGCTGATATTGACGGGTCTCAAAATGTGAGAGTAGTTATGAGATATACTGCAGGAGTTCAGATTGGTGTAGGAGCTGATATTGTTCTTTACTCATAATAAAATAAATTAACTAACAAATAAGGGGTAGGTGGTTTTTCTACCCACCCCTTTTTTAATAAAATAAAAGAATATGGCTTGTATATTAACAAAAGGAAGAGGTTTACCTTGTAAAACAGGAGTTGGTGGCTTAAAGGCTGTTTACTTTGTTGACTTTGGTGGTCTTGGAGCTTTAACTGCATCTGGAGGAGAAGTTTCTGGGTTTGGTGGAAGTCCAACGCTTATGAAGTTTGACATTAAAGGAACATCGACACTTGATACTACTGTAACCTCATCAAGAGAAAACGGAACTACTTTCTACGAATCAAGTTTAGTAATGAACTTAACATTCCAAGAAAAACAAACATCAGAAGAAATTAAATTATTAGCAGTTGCAAGACCACAAATCATTGTAGCAGATTATAATGGTAATTTCTTTTTATTAGGAGAAGATCACGGATGCGAACTAACAACAGGTACTTTTAGTAGTGGAGCTGCTATGGGAGATATGTCTGGTTATTCACTAACATTTGTATCGCAGGAAACTGATCCACCATTATTTGTTCAAAAATCTGTAATAGATGGTGCAACTGAAGGTAGCCAGATAACACCTAATTAAAATTAATTTTGTATATTTGAACTTGTAGAGTTTTCATAATGTAAATTAGTTTAGTTTTTGAAAGGGGAGTTTTTTAACTCCTCTTTTTTTATGTACAAAATTTAAAGATAGTGCGTTATATAAGTATGAAACATTTAACTACATCTGGTTCAGCACAAACTCTAAAAATAATTCCTAGAAGTTATGCTAGTACAGTTAGTATGATACTAAGAGACGATTCTACAAAATACCTCAACAACATACAGTAGCATAAGCACCTCAACAGACAAAAACTATCTAGTAATATCNAAGGCATTAAGTCCTGTATTAGTAGANGGTAGATTTTATGATATGACTGTTAAAGAGGGAGCAAGTGTAATTTATAAAGACAAAATATTTTGTACAGATCAAACATTGCCATATACAGTTAACAGTGGAGAATACACTACTCCTACAGGAAACGACCAATATGATAATGATTACTTAATTATATGAAAAATAGAACAAGAAATAAATTAGGGCAATTTACTAAAGGCTCAAAATCAGATTTAAGTATTGTAAATCTTTCTACTTATACATCACCTGTAGTGAAAGAAGTGAGAGGTAAAGATTTTATTGAATACGGAGAAGATAACAACTACTTTCAATACCTAATAGACAGATACAACGGTAGTCCTACAAATAACGCTATTATAAATGGTGTTAGTGAAATGATTTATGGTAAAGGACTAGATGCGACTAACTCAAATAAAAAACCTAATGAGTACGCTCAAATGATGAGCTTGTTTAAAAAAGATTGCGTAAGAAAGTTATGCTATGATTTAAAACTTATGGGTCAATGTGCTGTTCAAGTTATATACTCTAAAAACAGATCTAAAATTGTACAGTTAGAGCATATGCCTATTGAAACATTAAGAGCTGAGAAATGTGATGAAAAAGGAAAGATTAATGCTTATTTTTATTTTAGTGATTGGAGCAAGTATAAGCGAGGAAATGAGTTAAAACGCATTCCTGCTTATGGAACGTCTAAAGAGGGCTTAGAGATACTTTATATTAAGCCATACAGAGCAGGTTTTAAGTATTATAGTCCTGTAGATTATCAAGGTGGTACACAATATGCAGAATTAGAAGAAGAAATATCTAATTTTCACCTAAACAACATTTTGAACGGTCTAGCACCAAGTATGTTAATTAACTTCAACAATGGTACGCCAGATCCAGAGCAAAGAGAAATGATAGAAAGAAGAATCTAACGAAAAGTTTTCAGGTTCTAGTAATGCAGGTAAATTTATTTTAGCTTTTAACGACAATCCAGAAACAGCAGCAAGTATAGAGCCTGTACAGTTAAGTGATGCACACCAACAATACGAGTTCCTAAGCAACGAAAGTTCTAAAAAGATAATGGTATCTCATAGAATTGTAAGTCCTATGTTGTTTGGTATTAAGGATGATACAGGACTTGGAAACAATGCAGACGAATTAAAGACAGCTTCTATCTTATTTGATAACTTAGTAATTAAGAGTTTTCAAGGGCTTTTAATAGATGCATTTGATCAGATACTAGCATACAATGACATCTCTCTGCATTTATATTTTAAAACGCTTCAGCCACTTGAATTTGTTGATTTAGAGAACGTAGAGGACGAAGAAACTAAGGAAGAAGAAACAGGAGTAAAACTAAATGAAGAAAAACCTATTAATGAAGCATTGCAAAACTTTATTGATATGGGTGTAGATGAAGAAGAACTTTTAGCAGATTTTGACTTAGTAGACGAGCAAGAAGTAAACTATGACTTTGAAGATGAAATGGATGAGCTTATAGAAAATGCTAACGAGCAAATTAATTTATCTACAGGTAGTGCAAAACCTTATAGAGATAGTGAACAAGATGGTAAAACAGAAGCAGGTAGATTATTAGGTTATACATTTTTAGTAAGATACAAATATGCACCTGAAAAAGTTACAACAAGAAAAGGCACACCTGTTAGTAGAGAATTTTGTAGAGAAATGATAAAAGCTAAAAAGGTTTATCGTAAAGAAGATATTATTGCTATGGGCAGTCAAGCTGTAAATCCTGACTTTGCAGGTAAAAACAAAACAAATTACTCAATATGGTTATATAAAGGAGGCGCAAGATGCCATCATTATTGGAGTAGAAGAACATATCTAAGAAAAGATGGCAATAAGAGTTTAGGTAAAAAGTTATATGATTCAGAGGCTAAGAGACGAGGTTTTATAGCACCTAAGAACGCAAAAAAAGTAGCAATTAAACCAAAAGATATGCCTTATAGTGGATATACAGCAGCATACGCTAAGAAAATAGGAATAAGCAGATAATTATGGCAACAGTTTTATTTATATCGAGAACAGATTTAGTCAAGAATAGCATCATTGATGGTAACGTAGATACTGATAAGTTTATACAATTTATCAAAGTAGCGCAACAAACGGAAATAAGAAACTATCTAGGAACTAAATTATATGATAAAATTGGTGCAGATATTTCAGGTTCAGGCTTGTCAGGAAACTATGAAACCTTAGTAAACGACTATGTACAGCCAATGTTAATTTGGTATGCACAAGCTGAGTATATACCTTATGCAGCTTATCAAATAAAAAACGGAGGTATATTTAAAGGTAATTCAGAAAACGCAGAAAGCGTTGCAAAAGAAGAAGTAGACTATTTAGTAAATAAAGCAAGAAACACAGCAGAATATTATACACAAAGGTTTTTAGATTACATAAGCAACAATAGTAACTTGTTTCCTGAGTATAATCAAAATACAGGCGGTGATGTTTACCCAGATAGTGATGGTTTATTTAACAGTTGGGTTCTGTGAGATACAAACCAAAAAATAAAAATATAGTAAAACTTAAAAAGTATTTAGATATGAATTGGTATACTAATAATACACAAAACATAAAAGTAGAATATATAAAAGAAACTAAGTAGATATGTCAGATAAGAAGTTTTCAGAGTTTACGTTACAGACCGACAGTTCTAATGTTGCGTTTGTCGTTGGTTTTAATGGGTCAGATAATGTTAGAATATCACCTAGCAATCTTATAGGTAGTGGTTTCTTACCTACCTCAGGTGGTACTATGACAGGTAACTTACTTTTACAAGATAACATACAAGTACAAGTAGGAACAGGAGGCGACTTAAAACTATATCATAACGGTACAGATTCATTTATAGAGAATCAAACAGGCATCTTAAAAATACAAAGCTCAGTAGTTGATGGAGATATATCGTTTCTTGCTGATAATGGTAGTGGTACGCCTACTGAATATTTTAGATTAGATGGTAGCGTAACTTTAAATAGGTTTTATAAAAATGTAAGGTTAGATGATAATATTCAACTGCAAGTAGGGTCAGGTGCAGATTTACAAATATATCATAATGGAACTAATTCTTATATGTCTAACAGTACAGGAGATTTTTATATAGAACAACTTAAAGATGATGGAGATATAATATTTAAGTCTGATAATGGTTCTGGTGGTACAGCAGAGTATTTTAGATTAGATGGTGGTAATGGAAATATTATTACAAGCGTTAATAACGTATTTGCTGATGACAAAAAAGTGTGCGTAGGGTCAAGTGCTGATTTACAAATATTTCACACAGGCGGTGATTCTCTTATAAAAAATACTGTAGGAAATTTATATATACAAAATGAAACAGATGATGGTNATATTTATTTTCAAGCTGATAACGGTTCTGGCAGTAATACTACATATTTCTTTCTAAATGGTGATGATACAAATACCAACTTTCAATTAGATACACTACACCCTGACAATGTAAAAGCTAAGTTTGGTACAAGTGCTGATTTAAGAATTTATCATAACGGTACAAATTCTAATATAGAAAATTTTACAGGTACTTTACAGATTATACAAAACTTAGATAATGGAGATATATCTTTCAAAACAGATGATGGTTCTGGTGGTACAACAGAGTATTTTAGAATTGACGGACAATACGAATTAAACAGGTTTACTAAAAACGCAAGATTTGTTGATGGTGTAAAAGCTAATTTTGGTACTACTGATGATTTACAAATATACCACTCATCAGGTTCAAATATTATAGATAGTACAGTTGGAGACCTTATAGTTAAAGTATCGCAAGATGATGGAGATATAATTTTTCAATCAGATGATGGAAGTGGAGGAGTTACTGCATATTTAACTTTAGATGGTAGTGATACAAGAATAAAAATACCTGATAATATAAATATGACATTTGGGGCAGGTGGAGATTTACAGTTAAGCCACGATGCTACTGACAGTTTAATTAGAAACTATACTGGTGATTTAAAAATAACTAATTTTGCTGACGACAAAGATATTATCTTTCAGTCTGATGATGGTAGTGGTGGAGTAACTGAATATTTTAAACTATGGGGTTTAATATCATCAATATTAATTTCTAAAGATGTATTGATTGGTAATGATACTGCTAAATTAAAATTCGGAGCATCTCAAGATTTAGAAATTTATCACGATGGCTCAGATAATTTTTATAATGGCACTACTGGTGATATGTATTTTATCAATAAAGCAGATGATAAAGATATTATA